CTGTTGACGTTTACAACAGCAAAGTATATTTGCAAGGTAAACCAGAATGGCAAGAGATTACAGTTAACCTACGCGACGATGCTGCTGGTAACGTAAGCCGCTTAGTTGGCGAACAAATCCAGAAGCAATTTGACTTTGCTGAACAATCTAGTGCAGCAAGTGGTATTGACTACAAGTTCTTGTTACGTTACGAAGTACTAGACGGCGGTAATGGTGCTAACCAGCCTAACGTTTTAGAAACTTGGGAACTATACGGATGTATGTTGAGCAGCGTGGACTACGGTGACATGGCATACAGCTCTAGTGACCCTGTACAAATCGCATTAACCATGCGCTTTGATAACGCAGTACAAACTCCAACAGGTACCGGCATTGGTACAGCGGTTGGTAGAACACTAGGCACAATGATCTCCGGATAAGCCTAGACGAGCAATATTATAAAAAAGCACTTGAGCCCGGTTTAATCACCGGGCTTTTTTCTGGCTAAATAATACATAATAGGATACGTATTGTGAGCATTAATCAGTTTTTACAACAAGTGGGCAAAGGTGATCAGATTAAAGATTATCAACACGCCGCTAAGTTATACGTTGGCGACAACTTCAATTTAGCACCACGTCAGGGCTACCTGTTCCACGTGTTCTTGGACTTGGCTCCTGCATTTCTTAATAAGATCGGCGACGACTCTAGAGTAAAAGCCGGTATGCTAGTTAAAAGCGTAGACCTTCCTAAGTTTACTGTTGACACTAAGACACTAAACAGCTATAACAAATACGACATTGTACAAACTAAAGTAAAGTACGATCCGATTACTATCACATTCCATGACGACCATGCAGACGTAGTTCGCAGCATTTGGTTCCAGTACTACAACCACTATTTCCGTGATGCAGACTTAGGATACTCCGACTCAGGCGGCCAGGTTAACCCTGCGTATATGCAATCAACCAAGTATGGACAACGCCCAAACAACAGCTGGGGTTATACTCCTCGCTCAGATGTTGGCAGATTGATTAATGCTATCCGTATCTATAGCATGAGTCAAAAACGTTTTGCAGAATACACACTAATTAACCCTGTTATTACGAGCTTTAAGCATGGACAACACCAAGCCGGCTCAAGCGATCCAATCCAACACGAAATGACTATCTCTTATGAATCCGTTATCTACGGGGCAGGCTGGGTAAGTAGTCAAACGGTGCGCGGATTTGCTGGAGCAATTTACGATCATTCTCCGAGCCCACTAACCCCTGCTGGTGGTGGTACACAAAGTATCATTGGACCAGGTGGCTTGTTAGCAACAGCAGACAGCATTGTTGGCGACCTAAGTAAAACACCACCTGCTGAAACTAATCCGGGTGCAGCGTTCTTTAAGGCCTTTAGAGGATATCAAAACTTAAAGAACATGAACTTGGGCGCAGTGGCTAAAACAGAATTATCACAACTTGGTATGGATATGCTACGTGGTAATAATCCATTGAATCGATTATTTGTGCCTAACTTAGGTAATTTAGCAAATGGTTCCCCAATTTATGAATACGGCAAAGGCGCAAGCCCGGGCGCTGGCGGCAATGGTAATGCCAATGGCGTAACTAGCAATGGCACTGGCATTGGCAGCTCAATTAGCCTTGGTATGGCAGGTACTGTACTTGCAGGCCTTGGGGCTAGTGTGCTAGTTGGTAAGAGAGCAGGCGGCGGCATCTCTGGCTTGTTGGCTGTGGGCGGATTAGTAACAGGTGCAGGCGCACTAAACAAACTAATCAAGATTAATCCAGCAACTGGTGCAGCAGAAAGCGTCTCGACATTATCAGACAAGACACTAGCAGAGCAAAAACTTGCATCTATTCCTGGGGCTAACGTAAACGAACAGTTGGAAAATACTTTATCGTCAACGAATTCTAGCACAGAGGATGCAGTAGCAAACGCAACTGACACGGCAATGACTAATCCTTCGTACTTTGAAAACGATGGCTCAGTATCTACAGCAACTAACCCAAATCCAACAGCATTGGCATCATTTGATGAATTTGGAACTCCGACTACTACAGCAGCACAAAGCCCGCACGATATTGCAGGAGACACAGTTGACTACGCATCATCGCAAGCAGAGCAGAACTCAAACTTCTCGATGGGCAACTTTGGTAGTTTAGATTTACCAACTGACCAAGGCGATGTAGAGGCATAATATGGCAAATGCAACAAACTTAAATGCAGTTGACTTATCGGTCAACGACAACACAAATCCGAATACCTACTTCAACAACTATTTTGGGCCAAACGTAAAAGTTAGCCCAAACGTTGATGCAGCGATCCTAAGCTATTTCGAAGAAGTAACGTACAACAAAGAAGCGGCTAAAGCATTAGCAGCAGCAGTTATCTACACTAGCACACAGCAGGGCATTAACCCAATGGAGTCGCTAAAAGAATTTACCAAGCTGCCCAAGGGCGAATTAAACGCATACCTAGTAATGTTCTTAAACATGAACCGCAAGGGTACTAGTTATCTTGGTATTACTAACCAACCTATTGCCAACAAATACGTTAGCCGCGCAATTATTTTATGAGTAAGTATGCACAGGGGCAATTTCAGATTAAGAACCCTGAAAAGTATGTGGGGCTAAAAACTCCTACATACCGCTCTAGCTGGGAATTTGTGTTTATGCAGTTCTTAGACAATAATCCTAGTGTAGTGCAATGGGCAAGCGAAGCCATACGCATTAACTACCGTAACCCATTAACAAATAAAAATACAATTTACGTACCAGACTTTTTAATGGTCTATGTAGATGCAGCCGGGCAGCAACATGCCGAGGTTATTGAAGTTAAGCCCACTAAAGAAACTAGCTTGCAAGAAGCTGGTAAAAGCCCACGAGCGCAGGCAGCAGCCATTATAAACATGGCTAAGTGGGAAGCAGCTAGGGCTTGGTGTAGAAGCCAGGGGTTGACGTTTAGAGTGATTACAGAAAACGAAATCTTCCACCAAGGCGGCAAATAAATACCATATGACTAAAAAATTAGAATCGTTGTTTAACTTGCCCGACACCAAAGTTGACACTGATATGACTATCGACGAAGCGGTGCAGTTTGCAAAAGATAACCAAGACATCATTACACAGGTAGATGATGCAATAGATAAGATTGATGCTAGTTTGCCACTGGTGCGAGATTTAGAAGCAGGGGACGAAGAACTAGATGAATTGGCTAAGCTAGCCAAGGAAAAGTTTGAAGACCTAATGGATTTGGGCATGAACGTTGATCCACGCTTTGGTGGTCCCATCATGCAAACAGCAGGCGTTTTGCTCGGACATGCCATTAGTGCTAAGACTGCTAAAATGGACAAGAAGTTAAAAATGATCCAGCTACAGTTAGCCAAAGCCAAGCACGATCATCAAGTTAAAAAGGACGCTGCCAAAGCAGGCCCAGACGAAGAGGAAGAGCCAATTGATGGCAAAGGTATGGTGCTAGATCGCAACGCATTGCTAGCACAGATTATCGAAAACTCAAAGAAACAATAAATATGGGTGTAGTTCGCGATACGGGAATATCCAACTACTCTAATGCTATGAGGAGCAATCAGCACATGTATTTACATTATTACGTCTATGCCTATCTTAGAAAAGATGGTACCCCTTACTACATTGGTAAAGGCAAGGGAAATAGGGCATACAAGCACGGACCATGTGAATCTACACACCCACCTCTTGATAAATCACGGATAGTTATTCTCAATGGGAATTTATCTGAAAAAGACGCATTTGCTATAGAAAAACAGCTAATATCTGAATATGGACGTAAAGATTTAGGTACTGGTATATTGCGAAATCTGACAGACGGTGGCGAAGGCGCGTCTGGGTACAAATTATCAGCAGAGTTACGTAAAGATATTTCGGTTAGACAGCTAGGAAATACACACGGCACTGGCAATAAAGGTAAAGGGGCAGATAGAACCTTTACTAATAAACTTCAGTGGCAGTTAAACATTTCGGCGGCAAAATCTGGTATACCTAAACCTTTGGTACAATGCCCTCACTGCAATAAAACTGGCGGATTCCCGCAAATGAAACGTTGGCACTTCGATAAGTGCAAAAGACTAAATATACTATAATTAAGGAATACAAGTGTTAAAAAACTTCCAACAATATATTTTTGAACTTAACACGGTATACGAATACCGTGTTAAGATCGCAGGTACAAACCCAACAGGTGAAGTAATGGAGCGCATTAAAAACGCACTAGACGCCTACCAAGTAGAAACAGTAACACCAGCTAAAAGCATGCCAATCCAAGAGCACAGAGATTTCCCACACATGGGTGCAACTGAGTGCTGGACATTCGAGGTAGCAGTTAAGTATCCAACAACTAGCGCACAATTACGCCAAATTATTAAAGAACGTGCAGGCCTTAACGCCGATTGCGTTTGTGTATACGGCAAGAACGAGTACGACTTCAACGAAGAATTTGAAGCACACGGTAAAGATCACGAAGGTAGCTTGTTAGAGCAGCCTGAATTGAAAGCAGATGAAGGCGGCCAAGAACTAGTTGGTAAAAGCCGTTTCGATAGCTTGTTAAAAGAGCTAAGTGCCCGCACATATGAATTTGCTGAAGACAGCAAAGAAGCTGGCAAAACAACAAACTCAGCTCCTACAAACGATAAGAGTCCAGTAGGCAGCACACAAGTTAAATTACCAACACCACCTAAAGGATCTGTGAGATGAGCAACAGCAACGGAATGTACAACGTTCTAAACGTTTTTAAAAAATTATTACCACTTAACGAGTCTACTGCAAAAGAAGTAGCAAAAGAAGTCTACGACGAAGTAGAAGCCAAAGGCAGCATCTTAGAAGGTGTTAGCAAAGTTGAAGCTAAACTACGTGAAGAATACGAACAACTAAAGACCAAGCAAGGCACTATCCACAAGGTTGGTCGCTATGGTAACGAATACGATGTAGGTGATGATGGCACTAAGAAAGCCAAGCACGTACCTAAGACAGGTCAAAAAGGCCGTCCTAAGAAAGAAAAGCCAGCTGAGATTAATGCTCCTAAAGGCGATATCTTTGGTCGTACTACAGGCAAAGCTCCTAAGGGCAAAGGTACTGTAGTTAAAGGTAAAGACACTCACGATACGGTAGACGAAGGCGAAGTAGTACCAGTCAAAGGCGGCGCAGTGCATAAAGGCACATATGGATACCAAACTGATGTAAACGACGACGGCACTAAGAAAGCCAAGCACGTACCTAAGACAGGTCAAAAAGGCCGTCCTAAGAAAGAGCGTGATCCAGAATTCAACGCACCAAAGGGTGATATTTTTGGACGTACTACGGGTAAAGCGCCTAAGGGCAGCACAGGTACAGTAATTCGCGGCAAGGCCAATATTGATACTGTAGACGAAAGTTCATTATTAAAACAAGCCAAGCGCAATTACAATCGTGGAGCTAAAGATGCAAACGCCGACCAAGTGGGCGCTGGCAAGAAGATAGACACAATGAAGAACAGCTTGCGTCACAAAGATGTAGTTAAGTACCGCAGTGTTGCTGAAAGCCGTTTAGTGCTTGAAAGTGTTAACTTCCGTAAAATGATGGACGAAGCTGACATGAATATGAATGAAATGCTTGAAGCTATTAATCAAGACATCCAGTCGTATAAAATGTCCGGTGACATGCCAGAGCGTTTACGTGACTTTATGCACTTGCATTCACATGCTAAAAAGCAAATGGAAGAAGCAAGCGTATTGCCACAAAACATTCCAGCAGTGCAACGCAAGGCAGCAGGTCAAAACTTCCCAGTAACAATGGATCAAGTTCAAGACACTAGCCATAATATCAGCGATCCAAAGACGTTAGCACAGAACACAGGACGTGGTCCTGCAGAAGAATTAGACGAGCTAGCTAAGTTGGCTGGTCTAACTATGGAAAGCAAGAATGTTAACGAAAACTTTGGTGAAGAAGCAGCAGCAATGCAAGACACTCACGGCAAGATTAACGTTAATACCAATGCCAGCAGCGATGGTAGCAAGAACATTAACATTACAGCAGACGGCGAAGCAGCAGAGCAACTATTGCAAATGTTGAAAATTGCTGGATTGGGTAATGGCGCAGCAGCAGCTCACGCACAAGACGTTATGTCTAGTGACAGCGGTGTTGAAATGTGTGATGAGCCAATTGAAATTGAAATGGACGAAGCCGAAGGGCAATATGCTAATACTCCTGAAGAATGTTATCAAGGTCAAGATGTCATTACACATCAAGGTGACGACATGAATCGCGAGAAGAAGCAGTTCAAGCGTGAATATCCCGGTGACAACCCAATGGCTGTTAACAAAATGGCTACAGAGAACATTGATGTTGTATCCAATATGGGCCGTGATTTAATGGCACAGTATCAGGCAATGAAACTACGTAAATGAAAACGTTAAAAGAGTATATCTCAGAAGTTGAGCACATGATCGCCGAAGGCGGCATGTTGCCAATGACTAAGGACCAAAACGGTGCAATTAAAAATGCAGTTACCTTTCCGGACCAAAACATGAGTACTGGCTCTGCATATAAGGGCTGGCGCTTTGGTATCGCTTTAGCAGGAGCCCCGGAGTTTCCTACTAAAGCTGATAACTGGATTGGAGGCGATCCTTTGCTAGCACCATATACCAAAGAAGAAATGGACATTATCAACTATGCTTCGCAGCAGGTTGGTGACGGAAGTAAGCAGACTTGGAGCGGTAGCCGCAGCAAAGAAATGGACAACGTTCAAAAGACTAGTCCGATTGCCAAACCAAAGAAAAACAAGTACGGCGTTTAATGAAACAGTACCGAATTTCGTCAGCTGATTATGTACCATCTGCAGAAGAGTCATTGATTCCTAATGCAGTGTTACACGATCCTGCCGAAGTTGGTATGCACGATTTAGCACGGATGCAGGAATTAGCAGGAATCACAGAAACTCGTGATAAAGCTGCACATGCTGGCAACCACAATCCTGGTGGAAAAATGAGTCCTGTGGGCAGCAATATTAGCGACACAGCAATGGACAAGAAACGTTTAGAGCACGAACATCACATTAAGCCTGGTAGCCCAGAATGGTTCCAGTTGTGGTTCTCTAGACCGTACCTAACAGGCGAAAAGCCAGTGGGCAAAACTGCACCCACTGGCAATACGCTTTTCTCTAAACCTAGTAGTAATTAACCGTTAGCAACGGCTCGGTCGATACCCAAGTACTGATTCCAGCTTGGGTGCCCGACGTTGAATTGACGGTCTTTCCAAGTCTTAATCAATGAATGGTAAGTTGGCTTAAACGGCATACGCAGAGGCGTTTGCAGCTTATGTCCTTTCTTACTATTACATGGCTTACATGCAGTTACGGAGTTTTCCCAAGTAGTTTTACCACCAGCGGCACGTGGAATCACGTGGTCGATAGTTAGCTCTGCGTTGGGGAATGTATCACCGCAATATTGGCATTGATACAAGTCACGTAGGTACATGTTGTGGCGACTAAACTTAACAGCCTTCTTAAAGTTGAAGTACTCTTTAGTCATCGCTACCGCCGGAATTTTGATCGTCAAGTGCTCACTACGGATCTCGCGATCTTCGTAGGATTCAAGCACATGGATGCGATCCAAAAACATTAGTTTTACGGCGTGCTGCCAGCCGATTACACTCAGCGGAAGGATGCTGATAGGCTGTAAGTCGGCATTAAGTAATAGCGTGTCTGACATAATTTCTCTTTTCGAATGTTAAAGACCCAACTGTATTTAACCCTTTTAGTATAGCAGAACAGTCATTTCGTGTCAACCGAAACTTATATAAACGGCGCACTTATCGTAAATACATTATGAGCAAAGCACTTGAAACAACCATCGTAAAGACGCCATACCAAAAGGCATCTTACACCCAACAGCAAATTGTAGAATTTGCACGTTGCTCGGATCCCGTAACGGGACCTGAGTACTTTATGAGCAACTACTTCTTCATCCAGCACCCGACTCGAGGTAAGATGTTGTATCAGCCGTTTGAGTACCAAAAGCGACTAATCGAAAATTACCACAATTATCGCTTCTCCATTTCGTTGATGCCGCGACAAACTGGTAAGTCAACTAGCGCAGCAGGATACTTGCTTTGGTACGCTATGTTTGTTCCAGACAGTACGATTCTAATTGCAGCGCACAAGTACACAGGTGCCCAGGAAATTATGCAGCGTATCCGCTACGCATACGAACTATGCCCAGACTTTATTAGAGCAGGTGCAACCAGTTACAACAAAGGATCAATTGACTTTGAAAACGGCTCACGACTAGTATCACAAACCACAACAGAAACAACTGGGCGTGGTATGTCTATTTCCCTACTATACGCTGACGAATTTGCATTCGTTAGACCGGGTATTGCTAAAGAGTTTTGGACTTCTATTTCTCCTACGTTAAGCACTGGTGGTAAAGCAATTATTACATCAACTCCGAACAGTGACGAAGACCAGTTTGCACTACTCTGGAAAGGCGCTAACAAGTGCATCGACGAGTTTGGGAATGAAACAGCATTGGGCACAAACGGTTTCCGTGCTTACCAAGCTAACTGGTGGGAACATCCAGATCGTGACGAACAATGGAAAGCAGAGGAAATTGGACGCATTGGTGAAGAACGTTTCCGTCGTGAACACGGTTGCGAGTTCTTGATCTATGACGAAACCTTAATCAACGCTACCACTCTAATCGAAATGGCAAGCATTGATCCAATTGAGAGACAAGGGCAGGTGCGGTGGTATGCAAAGCCACAACGCGATAAGACTTACGTGGTTGCGCTTGATCCAAGTTTAGGCACAGGTGGAGACCCTGCTGCTATCCAAATTTTGGAGCTACCCACACTTAAACAAGTAGGGGAATGGCAGCACAACAAAACCCCTGTTCAGCGCCAAGTTGTTATCCTCAAAGAGATTTGCAATTATCTATACGAAGTAACAGGAACTGAAAACTCTATTTACTACAGTGTTGAAAACAATACATTAGGCGAAGCAGCATTAGTTGCTATTGCAGAAGTGGGCGAAGAAAATATCCGTGGACTATTCTTGTCTGAGCCGTACAAGAGCGGTGGCGGCCGTAGATCACGTAAGGGCTTTACTACCACAAGCAAGAGCAAGATTGCAGTGTGTGCTAAGTTTAAGAGTTTGGTTGAGCAGAAGAAGCTGTTTATTGCATCACGCAATTTAATTGGTGAGCTCAAAACTTTTGTGGCAATGGAAAACAGTTTTAAAGCCAAAATTGGTGAAACAGACGACTTGGTAATGGCTATGCTGCTAGCAGTTAGAATGGTACAAGCACTACAGAGCTTTGATGCACAGTTAGATGATCATGTTAAGGACATGGATGAGTACATACAACCTATGCCCTTCATTATGTCTATGGGCTAAATATACAAATAACAGGTTTAACTATGCGCGAATTAGACAAGATTGCAGAGAATTTATTTAACAAGATCCGTACTCGTTTTGAGAACGTGAACTTGGGCGACGAAAACGCCAAACACACTGAAGATCCGGCACAAGCACGTTTCATTAACTTTGATTACGTTGATTCAGCTGGTAAGAACTACGGTAACATCACAATCAGTATCATTGACGAAACAGGTTTAAAGATCTATTTCAGCAAGCACATTACTGATGCACTTGAGGGTGAAGAACAAGATAATTGGTTTAACTTCCTTAAAGGTATCCGTCGATTTGCCAAAGCTAACCTATTGAGCTTTGACGTTCGTGACATTACCAAGAGCAACTTAGACCTACGTGACCTAAAGCAACAAAGTAAATCGGACAGCACATACACCGATGATGAAGTTACAATGAACGAAAGCAAGATGTGGGGCACTAGCCGCAGCAGCTATCAAGAAATGGGCCCTGCTCGCATTATTGTTCGTCACAATAACAATGTAGACGAAGAAAAACGCGGAAGCCGTAGCCGTAACATTGAAGCAGTATTCATTGAAAACCACGTTGGTGAACGTAGATTGCTAGACTTTAAAAATCTACATGGTGCCCGTGCAATGGCACAACATTGCTCACAAGGTGGGTCAGTTGATGATGAGTTAGGCGAAAGCATTACTAGCATTGTGAAAGAAATGGGCGCAATGAGCCATTTTGTTCGCGAAGCTAAACGTCGCCAGTTTGAAGATACTGAAACCAGCAGCATGGCTCAAGCAGCGGTGCAGCGTTACGGCGAACTAAAGAATCAACTAAAACACTTGGGCGGACGCAGAGGTTACGACAGCTACAAGCAATCGTATCATCCAGCACACAACATTGAAGAAGAAATTGATGTAGACGCATTACGCGAACGCTTTGTTAAAAAAGTTTACGATGATCGTTTCACCGAAGCATTGCCGTTTGTGTACAAAGCCTACAAGGATCAACAAAAGCGTATGCACACACCAATGGGCGAAGAATTTGAACAGTGGGCAAATGACATCACCGAAGATACATTTGAGTCCGACGACGAAGAGTACGAAGCACTGTCTAGAGTGATGAGCAAACCAATTAATGCTGGCATGGACGGACTAGATGCAGCACAAGCTATTGCCCATATTTTCGGTGAAGAGAGTTTGGAAGAGAAGTTAACTGACTTAGGTCGTACCTCGGGACCAGATACAGATGCTCGCCAAACAATTTTGGATTGGATGAGAGCAAATGGTATGACCATCGTGGCCGACAAGATCCAAGCAGAGATTGCACCAGAAAACACCGCCCCAATGGACGGAACAGCGCCAGCAGCACCTGCCCCTGTAGCAGGATCGCAACCAATGGCAGCAACCACAACAGACGAAGTACCAACAAATGAGTCCCATGACCCACTTGATGTTATGAAACGTCTTGCAAGACTAGTTCGATAACAGTTCGAACTTGTTTAGCCAAAGGCACAGAAATTTGTGCCTTTTCTTTTGACTTAGCTAAATACATTATCGTATACTACACACTGTGCTGTATACGATTAGGCACATTAAAAGACCATCTTAATTTATATAAAGGAAATACATCATGGCTATGACACTTGCAGAAATTCGCGCAAAACTACAATCACAAGAGAACCGCACAGGCGGTAATCGTCCCCAAGGCGACAACGCCATTTACGCACACTGGAACATTCCAGAAAACACGACATCCCGTGTTCGATTCCTCCCAGACGCAGACACTAAAAACTCATTCTTTTGGGTTGAACGTGCTATGATCAAATTGCCATTCGCTGGCATTAAAGGTCAAAGCGACAGCAAGCCTGTTGTAGTTCAAGTACCTTGCGTTGAGATGTGGGGCGATGCTTGCCCAATCTTAGCAGAAGTACGTACATGGTTCAAAGACCCAGCAATGGAAGAAATGGGTCGCAAGTACTGGAAAAAGCGCAGCTACTTGTTCCAAGGTTTCGTTCGTGAAAACCCACTGAGCGATGACAAAACCCCTGAGAACCCAATCCGTCGATTCATCATCAGCCCACAAATCTTTACTTTGGTAAAGAACGCATTGATGGATCCAGAAATGGAAAACTTGCCAACTGACTACGCAGGTGGTCTTGACTTCAACATCAAGAAGACCAGCAAGGGTGGTTATGCTGACTACAACAGCAGCACATGGGCACGTAAAGAGAGTTCATTGAACTCCACAGAAGCTGAAGCCATTGAGACTCACGGCTTGTACAACTTGGCAGACTTCTTGCCAAAGCGTCCTGACGCTACAGCGTTGCAAGTCATGAAAGAAATGTTTGAAGCATCTGTTGATGGTCAACCGTACGATGCAGATCGTTGGGCTAACTACTTCAAGCCAGCTGGCTTGCAAGTTGGTTCTGGTTCCACTGGTGATGAGGTGGCAGCTAAACCTGTACCACAAGCTCGCCCAGCAGTTGCAGCTCCTGTTGCAGCTCCGGTGGTTAATGAGACACCAGCATGGGAAGACGACGCAGCAGAAGCAGCATCGGCTCCAGTTGTTGCACCAGCAGCAGCTAAGCCAAGCAGCCAAAAAGCTGAAGACATCCTTGCGATGATTCGCAACCGTAAGCAGTAATCTGCTCAAGGGAGAGACTAGACATTGCTCTAGCTCTCCTTTATTTTTCAAGGAACAATAATATGGCAAAACCATTTGACGTAAGTAAATTTCGTAAGACTCTTACGAAAAGCATCGAAGGCCTAAGTGTAGGCTTCAACGACCCAACCGATTGGGTATCAACAAACAATTTCGCACTTAACTACTTGATCAGCGGGGACTTCACAAAAGGTATCCCAATGGGCAAGGTTACAGTGTTTGCTGGTGAGTCCGGCGCAGGCAAAAGTTTTATCTGTAGTGGCAACTTAGTTGCTAACGCACAAAAGCAAGGCATTTTCCCTATCTTAATTGATACTGAAAACGCTCTTGATGAAAAGTGGCTACACGCACTAAACGTAGACACAAGTGAAGACAAGCTGCTAAAGCTGAACATGGCCATGATCGACGACGTCGCTAAAATGATTAGTGAGTTCGTTAAGGAATACAAAACCATGCCAGAAGACCAACGCCCTAAAGTCTTGTTTGTATTGGACAGCTTGGGGATGTTGCTAACACCAACAGACGTTAACCAGTTTAACGCAGGTGACATGAAGGGTGACATGGGTCGTAAGCCAAAGGCATTGACTGCATTGGTTCGTAACTGTGTAAACATGTTTGGTGACTTGAACTTGGGTCTAGTTGCAACTAACCACACATACGCATCGCAAGACATGTTTGACCCGGACGACAAGATCTCCGGCGGTCAAGGCTTTATCTATGCTAGCTCTATCGTAGTTGCTATGCGCAAGTTGAAGTTGAAGGAAGACGAAGATGGTAACAAGGTATCTGAAGTTAAGGGTATCCGTGCTGCATGTAAGATCATGAAGACACGTTACGCAAAGCCGTTTGAGTCAGTGCAAGTTAAGATCCCGTACGAAACAGGTATGAACCCTTACAGCGGGTTAACTGACTTGATTGAAGCTAAGGGCATGTTGAAGAAAGAAGGCAACAGTCTTGTGTACACAACAGTCGACGGTGAAATCATCAAGAAATTCCGCAAGGCATGGGAACGCAACGATGATGGATGCTTGGATACCGTAATGTCAGACATTACAAACAATCCACACATCTTTGACAAGAGTGTTGCAGAAGACGCTCCTGTTATTGAAGAAGCAGTAGAGTAATGCTACTAAAGGACATCAAGAGCTTACATGTCGAACTAAGCTCAAAATGTAATGCTTGGTGTCCTAGTTGTGCTCGAAATAAAAATGGATTTGGCCTCAAAGACGGCCTGGTACCGCAGAATCTAGTAGTTGACAAGCTACGCACTGCAATTGACGCATTGCCTGGTTTGACCAAAGTACAGTTCTGCGGTCGCTACGGAGATCCGGCTATTCACCCAGACTTGAGTGAAATCCTTGACTGGACTATCCCGCGAGTGAAACAGATTACGATCCACACAAATGGAAGTGTGCGAAATGCAGACTGGTGGGCGGAAATCGGCCGCAAGTTAAGCAATACAGATCATAGAGTCTGGTTTGGGATTGATGGCCTAGCAGGAGTCCACGAGATATATAGACAGGGCACTGACTTTAACAAAGTAATTGAAAACGCAACAGCATTTATCAACGCAGGCGGCAAAGCAGTTTGGCAATTTATTCCATTCAAGCACAACGAGCACCAACTTAATGCTTGCATTAAGCTAGCGAATCAGTTAAAATTTGCAGACTTTGAATTAGTTGAAGGAGTGCGCAATGTTGAAACGGCACGAAACTACCGTACAGGCGAAGAGTTTATTCTTGAGCCTTGGACAAAAGATCAAACCTTTAACTTCAGAGTGAACCATGAGCAAAAGCTAAGTACAAAGAATTGTGCCCACCTTGAGGCTCCTGGGCTATATATAACAGCTAGCGGAAAGTACACTTTGTGCTGCCACTTTGATCCTTTTGATGATAGGTTTGATCCTATTGGATTTGACACCATTGAAGAAACAGAACAACTGGATATCGCTAGTGAAATAAATACCCAGCCTAGACCGTTATGTGTTTTTGCATGTGCCGGACTAAAGATGGATCGTAAACTAATACCGTTAACAAAATTAAGGAAATCAAATGAGCATTGAAGCAGATGTACTAAGTGAAGTGTACACAATTTTAAAACAGTACATTCCTGTTAAGGATCGCCAGGAAGCAGCAGATAATCTTATGGGGTTGCTAGTTGACGCACTCGACGACGTTTCGCTGAAAGAGTTTAGCGGCACAGATGCAGCACTCGGCCGTGCATATAAAGAATATGCAGCAGGGTTTGAGGACGACGAAGACGACATTGATTCTGGGTACGAAGATTAATTATGTGGTATAACCGTGTTGTTAGCGACCTAAGTAAAATTCCCGATTGCATCGAATACTTTGAAAAAGAGTTGATCAATGCACGTGGGGAGATTGCTATCCGCGGAAACGTTGAGAAAAGCATCAGCAACTTACCGGGCGTAACAGAGTATAGATTCAACCAACTGCAAGAGATTGAAGCTATCTTAAACTTCCTTAACATTCAGTTACGCAAGATTCGTCAAAAGCATTACAAGAAATACCTTGAAGGGTATAACCGTGCCCTAACAAGTCGTGATGCTGAGAAGTACGCAGAAGCAGAAGATGAAGTAGTTGATACGGAAACCATCATTAACGAAGTTGCACTATTAAGAAATAAGTGGCTTGGTGTGATGAAGGGTCTGGAAAGCAAAAACTTCATGATGGGACACGTTGTTCGTTTACGCACAGCGGGCATGGAAGATATTGTAATTCAATAATGGCATTTAAAAACGCCCAAGCAAGTCACGAGCATAGCAGACGAGTTTTAGATTTACTATACGAATACGATAGTTTTCTAGATAGCTTAACTGTAGTTGCAGACTTTGGGTGTGGCGCAGGATTAGATGCAGCGTGGTGGGCAGCATTACAAACACGTGATGACCCGCCTGAGCCACGCAATCTTATTGTATATGCAGTTGATCAAACTATATCGCAAGTGGATCAACGTGTACGTAATCTGCACAATGTAAAAACTATAGAAGCAAACTTTGAGCACGACCATGTTATTCCTAGAGCTTGTGACCTATTGTGGGCACACGACAGTTTCCAATACTGCCTTAGCCCAATACAGACGCTACGGTATTGGAACCAGCAAATTAATCTAAACGGAATGTTGGTTCTAAGTATTCCACAAAACACCTTTAGTCAATACAACCGGCCGCAATCTCATAGTTATAACGGAGTCTACTATAACTACACTCTTGTTAATCTCATGTATATGCTAGCAGTAAGTGGATTTGATTGCAGAGATGCTTACTTTTACAAAGAAGCAAACGATCCGTGGCTATATGCGGCTGTGTACAAAACAAGCGATCCTTTAGACGCCAAAACCACCACTTGGTACACCCTTGCGGAGCAGAATCTAGTCAATGACAGCACTATTGCAAGCCTTAATGCGCACGGGCACGTAAGGCAAGAAGACTTAATAGTAACGTGGCTAGACAAAGATTTCTACCGTATAAAAGAATAAATACTTCATGCGAAATTTAATTAACATCTTTGAAGACCCTGCATTAAAGAAGCAAGTCATTGACGTGGTAAAATCCACGGACGATGCAGCAGTATTGCAGAAAGTACTTAACACCCTAAAAGCCGGCAACATTGAGGAACGTATCACCAGCGTTCTATCCAAGGATGCTGATGCATCACGCTTCATTAAACAAATTGCACAAGTGATTGTGCATATTGATGCTCCAGTGGAGAGTAAGGATGCGTTCCTTAAACAATACAAGCAAGGTATCATTGATACTGGAAAGTTAATGGATGGCAATGCTCATTCGTTTGACGACTTGATTAGGGGCGACGACTTTGCAAAAGAGTTGTTTATTGTGCTATCCAAAACTCTAACATCACAAGGCGTGGGCCCCGGCGAAGTTGCTCTTGCAGTAATGAGCCCAGACATTTCCTGGAGTGGACGTGCAGTTGGCGGTGGTGACATCCAAGTTGGCAACAAAGCAGTTGAAGTTAAAACCAGCATTAGCAGCGGCGGCCGTTGGATCAACACTCGCAAAGCTAACATGAACATGCAAGGCATTCTTAAGGCAATTCAAGGAGCAATGGTTCCGGGACCAAATGGTCAAATTGAAGCATTGCCCGAGCGTATCAACCCAGACTACTGGGTAAACAAGATCCGCCCAGTTATTGAGCCAACACAGCTTAATGCAGTTACTAAAGTAATGGCCGATGGACTGTTTAATGCGGTTGATAACTCTCGTTACCAGCAAGCCCTTGAAGGTGGAGCAGCCGCCGACATCCGTGAAGCTATCCTAGCAGTTGGTTTTGATAACTACAAAGAGTATAGTAAGTTTGACGGAATGTTGCTAATGGATGTAAAGACTGAGTCTGCTCAATACTTCGAAGATTACGACTCAATGATTGGCAAGATCAAGAGCGATATGCCGTACATCTATGGTCCCGAGAGCGAAGGTATGCCAAAAGTAACATTACTACTAGGCGATGCTGGATATGATATGGGCGCAGCAGATGCTGCACCGGCTGCACCTGTTGCTGCACCAAAGTCTATTGTTGGCGGACACACTAAGATAACCCCTCCTGGTAAGAGATCTGCGCCAGCTAGTGCCGACACTGGGATGAGAGCCAAACGATGATGTTACGATAAAACAACATTAGCTAACCCAAAAACGGTACCTGTGCTAAAATGCAGTGTACCGTTTTTTAATGGATGATCAAAATGCGTAAAACTTTAGTATTACTTTCGCTAGCCTTATTTGCAACTTATTGCAATGCGGTATCAGTGCAGGTTGATAACACCGACTACGAAGCTAGCCTGTCTCTGCGAGTCAACGAAAAAGCCAAACGGGGCACAGTGCTCCTACTGAATGGATGCAACGGCCCGCGAAACATGCACTATCATGACTGGGCACGATACATTGACGATGCAGGGTACAATGCAATAGTGATTGACTCATTTAGCACCCGCGGACTGTCGAATATATGCTCAATTAAGGGTAACTCGTCATATTCCTACAATACAGTACAAGATGCAATAGCAGTTGGCAAGTGGGTTAAACAGCAACCGTGGAGCAACGGGAAGGTGTCGGTGATCGGGTTTTCCTTAGGTGGCATAACTTCGTTGCTGATTGCATCAGACGATTCGGGCGTATTTGCAAGTGCAGTGGCCTACTATCCGACCTGTAGAGAACCGATTGCTGAACGCAAACTAGCAATACCGCTGCAAATACATATAGGTCTTAGCGACGAATGGGCAGCGGCAGATCGCTGCAAAGCATTAGCCCAGTCTGAAAACTTTAAAGATGCTAAGTACAATTATTACGAAAATACACACCACGCATTTGACAGCTATGGTAGCGGAAGTGCAGTGTGCTGGAAGGGAACACAATGTGCCTATGGGTATAACGCAGATGCAAATGCCGTATCAAGGGACAGAGTTAAAATTTTTCTTAACGAGACGCTAAACACAGTTGACACGCAATGATCAATTAGTTATAATGTTCGTTATGCACCAATAGCTTAATGGTAAAGCAGCCGACTCATAATCGGTTGAGTCTTGGTTCAATTCCAAGTTGGTGCACCAAATTTCTGGCGTTAGTACAATGGATAGTACAGCAAGCTTCTACCTTGCGAATGTGGGTTCGATTCCTGCACGCCGGACCAAACAAATTGCTTGACACTCTTGTGTTAAGCATATATAATAGAAGTATCGCGAGAGTGGTGGAATGGTATACACAGCAGACTTAAAATCTGCCGCCGAAAGGCTTACGGGTTCGAGTCCCGTCTCTCGCACCAAATGGTAAAAGTTGTAGTTGACACAGAAAGACAAGTGTCATACAATTGAGGCTTGTAACAAACAAAGAAACGAAAGTTTAAACAAAAAGATAAATAAATTTACCAGATGTTGTTAAAGAGGTTGACAACAAAGGTAAATAAACATACAATACTAACATGATGCAAAACATTCTTCATTCACTTAAACAACAACAGTCTACCTTAGGCACAGTGGCCTATTGGTCAGGGATGTCGTTTAGTTTGAATACGAATGATCGCGCACCGGAGATTAGTTTAGGGTTCTTAGAGGGAAGTGGTTACGCTTAACAAGTAGTAGCTAACAAACTTAAAGGACCCTAGGATTAAAAACCCTAGGGTTTTTTGTTTTAAGGAAGAAATTTTTGAAGGTAGACTTTAATAAAAGAATTCGTGAAGTAAAGTTTACTGCCGAGCATACGCTAACAACAGAACAACGTAATACGTTGATTCAAGAAAAGTTAGAACGTGCAAGGAAGGAACTAGAAAGCCGTAAAAAGTTTTCACTTCACGCATAGACAGTGTTAGATAAGTGCTATATGCCCAGGTAACGAGGACCTGAAAGAACACTATAATAATCTTTAAACGGGCGGACAGTTGGATGAAATGCTGGCGGTAACAGCAGAGTACAAATAACTGGTTAGGGTATCGACCCTAACATATCCTGTAGCAATACAGGGTATTCACAAACAAACTAGAAGACTAGAATATATTTGAAACATATTTTTTGGCAGCGACCCACTAGTTTGTTTATGAATACCTTAAGGATGACGATGATAGATAGATTCTGATTCTATACTATGTCCGAGCCCAGCGCCGGAAACCTTAAGGAATATATTTGGATGTATAGCAAAGTGGTAATGCACTACCTTCATACGGTAACTATCGCTAGTTCGAATCTAGCTACATCCACCAAGTTTTGAGATAGACGTAGGACTTGAGTCCCACATAGCATAGTGTAGTGTCTACTACATGATAACGCCAGGCTGCTATAGTGGTTGATAAACTCGTCCATACGAGACAATCCAGTGAGTCCTCCCAGGAGGATAGTTGGGCTCTCAAAAACCTTTTATGGGGGCAGCAGAGGGCTGCGGATCTGCCTTGCACGTAGATTGTCTAGAGGGGTTCGATACCCCCGGCCTCCACCAAAATAATCTGGGTATAGGATAATGGTAGTCGACGAGTCTTGGATACTCGAGGCGCTGGTTCGATTCCAGCTACCCAGACCAATCACGGGGAGTTATGCAGGCTGGGCCTGTCACGGTCTTGAAAACCGATGGACTGCGAAAGTGGTTAGAGTTCGATTCTACTATCTCCCCGCCAAATTTTACCTGGTTAGTTAAATGGTATAACGGAGGCTTGATAAGCCTTTATCACAAGTTCGATTCTTGTACCAGGTACCAAAGTTAATGGATACTCGACACAGTTGGAGAGGTGTGGCTGGCTGTAACCCAGTTCGTAAAGTGAGTAGGTTCGATTCCTACAGTATCCACCAAGTTTATATACCAGTAGTTCCAATTGGCAGAACAGCAGTCTCCAAAATTGCGTGATGGGAGTTCGAATCTCTCCTGGTATGCCATATATGCCCTTGAAACCTTTAATGGATGAGGTCCTGTCTTGTAAGCAGGAGAAGTCGGTTCGATTCCGGACTGGGGCACCAAGTTATTCCGAGAAATCCAAGCAAGGTGCAGGGACCTGACTGTTAATCAGTGGTTAGGTGGGTTCGATTCCCACACTCGGAGCCAATTATGTCTAGTTGGAAATGAAAGTAACCCAAAGGGAGCGCTCTGAACAGGCGCTGTTTAGTACGCTTACAAAGTAATTGTCCTGACTGTTCAACCCAAGAGGTGTTAAACCCGTAGATTTAGTTCCTACGCTCTCGCTCAAGGGATGTTGCTGTGTCACAACAGCACTAGACTCCAATTTTTATCACTGTGTTAAGCGGGGCCGCTATGTGTAGCCTTGCAAATAGTTAGTAATGTGTACTGCAACTTACACCACAGTGTCCAATTTTTGTTCGGGGATGGTGTAATGGTAACACAACAGACTTTGACTCTGTCGTTCCGGGTTCGAGCCCCGGTTCCCGTGCCAGTTTTATAGTTCCTTAGTTCAGCGGTAGAACGCTACATTGACATTGTAGAGGTCGGTGGTTCGACACCACTAGGAACTACCAAATGCAACTTTAGCTGATGTGGTCATAGCGGTGGTCTGAAGAGCCATTGAACCAGGTTCGATCCCTGGAGGTTGCACCAAAATTTAAATGCCCCGTTACGCTAATTGGTAGTGCGGATTCTCTCAAAAGGAGTTGGCTGTCTGTTCGAATCAGACACGGGGTACCAAGTTTATTTCGTTATAGAGTAGAGAGAAGGTAGAGCAGCATTGAGTAGATGAGATAATACATCTAGTAGCACAAAGTAGATAACAATCGCGTAGGCTTTAAAACCAAACACTGTGAGCCCGGGAAGTGCGGGACAGGTTGAAATGTGTGAAAAGTGAGATAAGGCATTGAGGGGATGTGAGGGTAACTTTTGGAAACTCACGGGGCACCCAGCATACGCGATTTAAGCCCCGGGTCGCAGGTTCGAGTCCTGCTAACGAAGCCACATACAATGCCTTCGTACGCTAATTGGTAGTGCGGATAGTTTTAGAAACTGTTGGTTGGGGGTTCGAATCCGCCCGAAGGTACCATATGCCCCTGTACGCTAATTGGTAGTGCGGACAGACTTAAAATCTTTTGGTTGCAGGTTCGAATCCAGCCAGGGGTACCAAATTTGACACTTAATGAAATGGGTGCTATAATACACACATGTTAAGAAATTAGCATAAAGTGTAGAGTAGCATAAAAACAACAGTTAGAAAATAACAGTTGTCCAATAAAGAAATTGGTACTATAATACATACATGTTAAACAAACAACGCAGCGCAGTGATCGTACTGTAATGCTAACAGTCTTTAAAAAGATACTGTCATATATCCCTGTACAAGTTACAGGGCTCTATATGCAAACACAATGCCGAACAATCAAATCGCCTAAAGTGATATTAGCGTAAAGCGGATGAGTATTGTGTTTACATATAGTGGAGCTATCGTCTATCGGTTAGGACATCTGGTTTTCATCCAGGCAAGCGGGGTTCGATTCCCCGTAGCTCTTCCAAGTTTTTGTGGTAAGTTAGGTTGACAGGTTATTTGACTGTGTGCGTAGCAGGATTGCAAACCCGAGGGGCATATGGCGATGGGAAGTGATATCACCCGTTTGTAAAAACAGATAACTAGTTGGGTTCAAGTCCCAATTACTACACCAAGTTTTCACATTGCTTAAACCGCATCTGATTTTAAAGTCGGCTCAAGGCGAAACTAGCAATGTGTTTCTATTTCGTGCGTCATACTATCAATTGGGAGAGCATTACCCATAACACTAAGTAGGACATCGACAGTAAAGGCCAGTGGCCTAGGATGTGTAAGCCGCTAACAATGCGGTATGTTCGGGTGATGTGTGCGGGTTCGAATCCCGCTGATGTACATAAGTTTATGCCCCGGACTGAGTTGCGAGTCGGATTTGAAGCCGAACGTAGACAGGTTCGATTCCTGTTAGGGGCGCCAAGTTTGTGTTGTTAAGGCTGATGACGGCAATCTGAAAGCAGTCTGAAATCTAACCTCAATTCGTGTAGCTTTGCCGAGCGAAAGAGGAGGGAGTCTCTATAGTGTAGTGGACGCACACCGGCATAATCCGTCGGGGGCCTAGGTTCGATTCCTAGTAGGGTTTATTAGATATCAGCCTTAACAGCATAAAGAAATAATGGGGATACGGCGCAGTTGGAGAGGCGCGGCAGACTGTAAATCTGTTTCCACTGGATGAGTTGGTTCGAATCTAACTATCCCCACCAAAACACTAAGACAATAGTGAGTACTAGAGTAGACGGAAACCGACCCGGGAGAGACTTCCCGGGCTTCACGAAAGTGACGAACGATAAGCAAAGTCGGTCCAGTAGGGTAAGGAAAAGTATTGTTAGCGGAAAGACTGCAACAAGGACAGAAGTTAATCACCACATCTAGTTTGTGGGTTAGTTTAACGCCGTGTATTCCTTGAACTAACAGAATCAAGTGGAAAGCAAGAGCCACAAAGTAAACACCCGCCAGCGAGGGAGCATGGTGGCAATCGCAGTGAACAACAGCGTGAGCAAAAGGGTGGGGTAAGAGTCCTCAAGAATGATGCTCCTCGAAATTTATGCTTCGTTAGCTCAGTTGGTTAGAGCGCAACACTGTCACTGTTGAGGCCGTCGGTTCGAGCCCGATACGAGGCGCCAGTTTTATATCCTGTTAGATTATCGGTTTAGATCAACAGCCTTTCAAGTTGTAGAGACGGGTTCGATTCCCGTACAGGATGCCAGTTATGGATAGTAGTGTGCATGGTGCCGAGTTGGTTTGCTAAACCGATCTACTGCGAAAGCGGTAACAGTTCGATTCTGTTTCTATCCTCCAAGTTTTAGCGGGTAAGGTGTTTACGGATACACACTAGTCTTCCAAACTTGAGTAGTCGGCTCGATACCGACTACCCGCTCCAAGTTAATGCCGTGGTAGCTCTCTGGGTAGGGCACCTCACTGTCGATGAGACCTAGGCGGGTTCGATTCCCGTCCACGGCGCCAGTTTTGTAAGTGTCAGCAAGAGAACGTCACGCTATTCAATATTCTTCGAAGGTGTTGTTTAGTAAAAGGTTAATGGGTTCGAATCCCACCGTGCGCGGGCCATTTGGAGGCTGTACTGGACAAGTATTCCTAGTGGCAGACTGCCCCCGTCCGGACTAGTTAATTCGGGTGAAGCGTTGAGATAACAGCGGCTCAACTACTTACAAATTTAATTTACCCGGTTAGCTCAGTGGTAGAGCAGCGGCTTGATAAGCCGTTGGTCGCAAGTTCAAATCTTGCATCGGGTACCAAAATTTATTGACAAGCATGTGCGTGTCATATATAATAGTGTTATTGGCATATAGCTCAGTCGGTAGAGCGCTTGACTGTTAATCAAGATGTCCCTGGTTCGAGCCCAGGTTTGCCAGCCAAATTTCGCCCCATTAGTTAAATGGTAGAACACCGGTTTTGTAATCCGGGGATAGCAGTTCGATTCTGTTATGGGGCACCAAGGTTATAGCGGGTAGGGCGGCCACCACTCCAGTCTCATAAGCTCGGAGCATCGCAAGTTCAAATCTTGCACCCGCATCCAAATTGGGGAATTAGCTCATCTGGGAGAGCGGCAGCTTTGCAAGCTGTAGGTGATCGGTTCGAGTCCGATATTCTCCACCAATTTTAACTGAACCAGCAGTAAACTGGAATGTATAGTAGACGAGATTTAGTGTACTGCTATATGTCTGACACGGACTTGAGTGGACAGCCCACAGTGTTGTAAAGCATATTCGGAGATTAGCGCAGTCTGGTAGCGCATCTGGTTTGGGACCAGAGGGTCATAGGTTCGAATCCTATATCTCCGACCAATTTGCGTCTGTAGTACAATGGAAAGTACACTAGGCTACGAACTTAG